TCCCCTGTCGCTCAGTGCCTGCGTCACACGACCGGGCGCTCCCTCGAACTGGTTCATGTACTCGTTGGCAGCAGGAACGAACTGCACGAAGAAGCCGGCCTTCCGTGACTGCTCGGTGCCCGCACCTGTACGAGGCGTGAAATCGGTATCGACCTCCGTGAACTTTCCTTCGTCCGGATCGAACGTCGCGAACACTTGTGAGCCGTCCGGCGCCGTGACCATCATCGGCGTCGTGCGACCTGTCGTCGCCGCCTTCGGTGTCTCGATACGACTGACCTCTTCCCCGGTGTTCGGATCGATCCCGATGATGAAGTTGCCGACCGTCCGAAAGATCGGTCGATCCATTCCGAGGCCCTTAGCGTTCGCGGCCTCCATCGATTGGATCACGGTCGCGATCGATCGTGCGCCGTCCGAGTCGCCTGTGGCCAGCGCCTGGGTGAACATCTGCCGCAACTGACTGAGCGCGACGTCCGGGTCCTGCCCGGCCAACTGACCGAGCATCTCGCCCTGACGCGACGCGGCGCCGGTCTCTCTTCCGAACATGGCGCCCTCTGCCAACGCAGCGAGCAGTGTTGGGCGATTGAACCCTCGCTGCCCACCGGACAGAGCGATCATCAGCCCTGCGTTGATGAGCGCGTCCTTGCGTACCGCCGCGTTCTGTTCGTCACTCAGTCCAGGATCAGAAGGGCCGGCGAACACGTCCCCGAACTTCGAGAACACTCCACGCTTCTTCTCTTCCTCGGGCTCACGCTGTGCGCTGCCAGTCAGACCGGCCGGTGCCGGAGCGAAAAATCCGTTAGCCATTTTGAAATCCTCCGAGCAGCCCACCGAGCCTGACCGGGGGCATCTTAAACTCACGCATCATCTGCCGAGGGTCGATCTGCTGCGGGGGCGGCACTCGATCCATCAATGAGGGCCCTTCCTGCTGTCCCATCCCCAGCAGCTTCTGGAGCGCTGGGTTCTGCAGTGCCTTCATAATCGCATCGAACTTTCCACCGCCCGGAATGTTGCCGAAAAATCCCTGCAGTCCTGATCCCGCTTGCATGGGCTGAAGCGATGGAACAGGCATCTGCGGCCGAGCTATGCTTGGCAGTGGCTCCATGAAAAACGACGGTGGAGACACGCCCCGAGGCGGATCGATCCCAGGCATTAGAACAACCCTCCGAGCAGCCCGAGACCGCCACCGATCAGACCACCGATCGGTCCACCGATCTGAGCACCGGTCATCGCACCACCAAACGCGCCAGCGATCGGATTACCACCGCCCTGTGCGGAGGTCGTCGTCATGCTGGTCGGTCCGAGCGACTGACCCATCATGTTCAACATTTGATTCCGACGCCAGGCCGGTTCCATCCGTTGCCTCTCTCGCATCTGCCTGAACGCTTCACCACCAGAGAACATCGCCTGGTTTTTCTGGAAGTCGAGCCCGCTAGAGAACTGCGTGCCGGACAGTAGGTTCTGCATTCCCTGCATGGCCTGCTGTTGCTGCAGTCCGTGCTGACCGAGCGCTGCGTTTAGCGCCTGCCCGTACCCTTGTGAATACAGTTGAGGAATGACCTGCGACGCCTGCCTGTCCACGTCGGAGATACCCTGTGCCTGCAGTAGCTCTCCCCCTGAGCCACCGAACGCGCCCCCTAGTGTCGCCGCCTGCTTCGCGCGTCTCTGCGCCAGATCGCGTTGGTGTTGGAACATCCCCTGCGCGCCACCGATCACTTCCTCGTTATACGGGTCCATGAACCCTTGGATCGTCGACGGATCGAACTGGCCGACCTGACCAGCAAGCTGACCGCTTTGCTGCATGAACTGGTCGAACCCACCGCCAGGCGTCATGCCCGCAAAACCCTGCATCGCTTGGTTCTGGAATTGATTAGGACCCTGAAATATGTTCCGTTGAGTCCGCATCTGATTCGCGCCCTGGCGACCCATCTGACGCATCAGATCGATGTGCCGTTGGCTACTTGGGTCGAGCGTCTGGGTGACAGTCTCATCGCCACCGCCACCAAATATGTCGCCTACAAAATCGAACATGCCCATGCTAACCTCGTCTGTCCTTGTTAGATGTCAGCGAGAGTGTAAGTGTCCCACAAACGACCGATGATCTCGCTCGCACTGTGCGCGTAGAAATCGACCACGATCGCATCATGCTCCGAAGTCGGGGTGGTCGGAGCTCCTGCTGTTCCCCAATCTACAGCTGCCGGCCATGTAACGTCGGCGGCGTTCGAATCTCTTCGTATGATGACCCGGAGAAACTGTCCGGCTACCACTCCGCTGAACGTGACCGCGAGGGACGAGCTGTTCGACACGGCCGCGTAGAGAGTCTCCTGCTCTGTCCAATCGATAGCGAACGTCACGCTATTCAGTCCGCCATCCTTGACGGTGCCCAGGCGAAGATCGGCGGCGAGGGTGCCCGCTGCCACGTTAGTCCAATCGCCCGCCTCACCTATAACTGAGAACCCGAAGATGTCGCCACCGTAAATACCGCCGCTGGGAGACAGCTCCTGCAGCTCAACATCCGACCCGTCCAGGAGCTTGATCGTCGCCGCTGGCAGCGCCCACGCATCACAGTCGAGGGTGACCGTTCCGCCAATCTCTTCCACAGCATCGTGGCCATCAACCTTAACCTTGAATCCTTCCGGCACGTCGGTCACGACGATGTTCCGGCCACAGATCATCAGCCGGTCGCCTCGCGTAGCGTACCAGCCCATCACGCACCCAACATGAGTACCGCTCAACGGCGAAGCTGATTCCGTTCCAGACACACGCAGGGTAAGATTGTCCGCCACGTCTTCGCCGTCGTCTACATTCAGAACCGTATAGCCGCGCAGCTTGTGGTCGGACCCATCCAGCTCAGTGACCAGCCGCATCACAGTCCACTTGTCTACAACATTAGGAGCGGCCTCACCGTCCGAGTCGTACTCGCCAGCCGTGACTTCGTTGATGAGCCTAAACACGGCGGTGCTGTTATCCCAATAGAAAACGTATGCCTTCGCGTCACTGGTTCTGAGGAAGTTCACAACACCGAAGCCGCCAGTAGAATTAGGACCCATCACCATCTGTACGATGAGTTCCGTGTCCGCTACTGGTAGCGTCAGACGACCGGAGGCTTCCGCCGATCCGTGAGTGATCTGGTTAGCATTGAGCGTCAAATAACTGTTGTTAGCACCAGGACCGGATACGGCATCCCCGTACTCCGACTCGTACCACCCACCGTCAACGGGATCGGCATTGGCCCGGTTGAATTTGTCGGTCTTGACCAGCCCCGACGTCGTGCGAGCCAACACCCCAGCCGTCCGGTTCCGCAGATAGTCACCCGCCAACAGAGTCTCAAGCGAAACGTCGGAGAGTTCACCGAGCGCCGTTGCGCCGACGGCCGGTGCAACCGAGTCGGCTATGTAGTCCATGAACCTCGCGACCTCGCGACGAAACGCTGCCTCGGCGTGCTGGTCGTAGGTCTGTGTCGGCGCCGCAAATACCGGCGGTGCCGCCTTGATTGGACCGGTGGCCACTAGCGTCTGCCCCCTTGCTCGATCTGGAGTCGAGGCGTACCAAACCGCCAATTCACGGTCTGTTGATCTAACCGCATCCGCACCTGACGCGCCGTGAGTCTGACGTTGGTCGGCTCCCGCGCCGTGAACGCTGCGGACAGCGTCTCGTCCGCTGTCGGATAGAACGACGTGTAGAGCTTCATCTGCACGTCACCGAGCGTCTTCTCGTCCGGTATCAGGCCCACGATGTGCATGACGTTGTCACCTTCTGCGATCTCGATCGGTCCACTTTCCGCGTAAGGCGTGAGAGCCGACCCACTCTGATCGAGGTACTCCGAGCCTCGTTCCTGGTCATACACAACGCCGCTCGCGTCGGACGCCATCGGATAGTCGAACGCGTTGCGATCGACGCCGGCCGTGCGCTGCAGCGCGCCTATGTTCCAGTACTGCTCTTCCCAGTTGAACTCGACGTACCGATCGTTCTCTACAGATCCCCCACTGCAGTAGTACCAGCGCACCGTGTTCTTCTCAGCCAAAGAGACCGCAACCGCCTTCGACGACTGCGTTCTGTTTATGTCATTGAAAACATAGTCCGCGACGTCGTTCGGGATCTCGGTCACGAAGCCGTCATACATGAAGAACTTCGAGTGGCTCATCCAGAACGCTTTGCTGTCCACGACCACCATACTCATTCGGCTGATCGCGCCGCACTGCGAACCGACCTGCTGGAACGAGTACACGAGCGTGCCGCCCACATATCGCATCGCGAACAAGTCGACATCGGTCCAGATCAATGTCTCGGCGCGCGACCGTCTGCCGGCCATCAGTTCGCCCGGACCGGGCAGCACGAACGAGCCGGCCTGGTTCGTGTCGGCTGGGTCCCACAGTGTCATGTTCTGTTGATCGCTCCACACCAACTCCCGGCGATCGCCACTGGCGCCTACGGGCAGATCGCCCGACGGACCGAGGGCCACAATAAATCGCTCCGGAGTCACTACGACTCCCCGGCATCCTATCGGAGAGTTCTCGATCTGTTCAGCGATGCCGGCGTCCGACTTGTCCCACGTGTAGAGCTTGCCGTCCGAGTACGCCTGCGCTACCAGGTCCTCACCGTACGAGTCCAGTTGCCAGACCTGTGTCTCGACGATGGTCTGCAGCGCCGGGTTGCCCACGCCGTACGCGCCCGAGCCGTACGCACCGTCCCCGTAGTTACCTGTCGAGAGCGTCGCGTCACCGCCGCCGGTCGTGAAGCTGTCGGGCGTGATGTCTCTGAGCGTGCCAGAGTTATAGACGTAGAGATACGTCGGTGTCCCGAACGCCAGGTGCGGGATCTGATCGTTGGCCTTCCACGCCAGCATCCCACGTATCACCTCGTCCACTTCGAGCGGACCGTCGCCGATAAAGCACTGCTTGCCCAGGGCCGTCGACGTACCGACCGTCGTCACCCTGGCGCGCACATAGTAGTACGGGCCCTGTGTGTTGACCGTGGTCGCCTCCCAGTCCCAAGGCAGATCCCACACGACCGTCAGGTCGTCTGCTGCGTTCTGGAAGTTGTCTGTGTTGTCAACGACGCCTGAGAGCGCGACCCAGGCGCTACCGTCGTAGTATTCCCATGTCACGCCACCGTCGGACGCGGCCGTGCTCACATTGATCGTGATCTCGTTGAACCGAAACCCGTACCCGATATAGAACGCGTCGTTCGACGCAGGACTCGCCGGCACCAGTACGACGTCGTTCGTGTCGGCGTCGTTCGCGTCGGCGGTCTCGTCGGTCATCACGCCGCCGTCGTCCGAGATCGCGGCAGTGACCGCGACGTCGTCGTTGCGCTCGGCCGGCTGCCATCCGCCGACAGGACCCATCGCGCCCTCGTGCCAGCGCACCAGAGACGCGTCGTACCACCGACCACGCGTGTCGTAGACTGTACCAGGCCGTGCGATGCCCGGAGGTATCCGCAGTGGAACGTTCTTAGGCATTAGATCTTCCAGTCCGGTCCATCTATCAGTAATTGAAACTCATTGATGTCTTGCAGTTCCCGCATGAACGTCCGGAACGCGTGCTGCGAATCGATGACACCGAGCTTGAGTCGTTGGACACCGGTCTCTTCATCGATCACATCCAACATTCCGAAATCAAACCCGAGCAAGATACAGCCCTCGGTGTCCTCTTCGGTGTTTCCTACATGAAACAGAATCCGACTTCTGCCCTGTACGTCACAGACCTCGAAGGTGTCGATGTTGTGTCTGTAATAGGTCGTGCGCCGGCACGTGTATTCGCCGGCCGGAATACGAGACTCACCCTGTTGGTTGCCTCGGTCCTCTTCCTCCATCGTGACCAGATCTAGACGAGACGAGGTCAGCCGGCCGTACGTCCCGTCCGGACTGACCGCCACTCGGCGAAGGTGTAACCTCATGGTGATCTCTCTTGTAAGTCCACCGTTTTCCTACGTTGGCCGCCTCGCCCGCCACCACCGCGCCCAGCACAGTGGAGAGCAGCGGAACTAGCTCGGTCGGGTTACGATCCAGAAGCAGCCAACTTATCACAGCAAGAACCACGATCGCTGTGAACATCCAGCGCGTCGCGATCCTCCAGCTATCGGTCAGGCTCGTTTTCGTTTCCATCTACCACCCGCTGAAGTGCGTCCAGTCTCTCATCGAACTCACGCCACATCTCAAACCCATCCTCAGTCGTGAACCTGCTCGCCTCGATCGCCTCGATCGCCACCAGTCGTTTGTCCAAAGCGTTCAGTGTCACATCGATCCTCTGCAACTGGTAGCCCATGCCGACCATGATCGGAAGGAGCAACACGGTAATGACCCGCCACGTCCACTCCATTACGACGCGACCGCTCACACCCCCGTTTACCCTAGTGGCTCCGCTATCACCCATGCCGATGCCTCCGCTTTACCGGCGTTATGTCGAACGAACCAATAATCTTCTGTCTCGGAGTCCGTGTTGTAGGACGTCACTCTGGCTCCCACAGAATCGAAAACGGATGAAGGGTCCTCGGTCGTCGCGCTGTACCCGATGTCAGTCGAAACTTCCTGAGCGTTCACCCACTGTACCCCGATCAGGTCTCCCCCGTACTTAAACAACCGCACGTTCGTTGGCGGCGCAGGCTCGACCGGAACAGCGGGAATGCCAGCCAGAGCGGCCAGTGGAGAAAAGGGAATCATTAGCTCAGATCCTCCATAGCACGAGCTACATAGATCGTCACCCCAGCGTCATAGGTGTAGAACACGTAGACGTCGACTCCGTTGGCCGTCGGTGTCGGTGGAACCCCACCCGGCCACAGCCAGGCCGCGCCCCAAGTGATCGAGGACGTGCCACCCATCGTCAACTCCAGCACGCCGGAGAAGAACCCGGCCGGTTCGTTCGTCAGGTCCATGCTGTCGATGTCGCCGTTAGTCGTGCCGTAGAAGAAGTTTCCGGCCGAACAATCCAGAGTCACGTCGCCACTAACCGACGCGCCCTTGTCGACCGCCGTGTGTTCCTGCGTCAGCAACTTCAGATTGCCAGTCATCGTTCCACCGGCCACAGGCAGTGCCGCGTCGGCCACGACCTCCACGTCGTTCAGGTCGCTATCGACGCCATCGAACAACGTGTTCAGGATCGCGCCCCAGGCGCCAGGATCACCACCGACTGTCGGCTTTATCCACTCGTAGTACTGTGTGATCGCCATGTTAGCCCCCTATTACACGACGCGCTCGTCGACGCATCGTACCAGAGAATTGTCTGCGCTGCGCTTCCGCCGACAGGGAGTCCATCGCAGAAGTCAACTTACTTATCCAAAGTTGAACACGCGCGTCGTTATGTAGGAACGGCTCGGCCTCGACCAGTGTCCCGTACAGGTAGATGTCCGGACTGTCGAGCAGGAGCCAGTTGTCGGCCTGTGAATCACTAAGAGGAAGGATCTTCCTCCAGTACGTCATCAGCGTCGAGTACGAAGTATCGGGCGCCGGACCGTAGCGGATTGTGCTGCCCGTGATCGCGGCCACCTTCGGAACACCGGTCGGCCCGTACTGCTGGTTGTACCGTTGCACGACCTCGGCGCCCACGATCTCGATCTCCCCGTAGTACGTCGGCCCGTCGTGGTACCAGGCCTCCATCGAATCGAAATCAGAGGGCAGAGTGTCCCCGTCAGCGCTGACCGTGAACGTGCCTCGGTCCTGCAGCTTTCGAGTGCGCCAGTCGCGCTCCAACGTTTGCTCCGCAAGCTGGATGAACGTCGGAATATCGTCTACGAGATCGTCCCGGTTCAACCAGTTCGCGACCTCGGTCTTCAGCGTCGCATAGCTAGTGATCTGAGCCATCTATGATAACTTCTCCCATTCCTCGACACCGAGGGTCTGATACTCTAGGTCACCGACGTGCGCGACCTCTTTTGACAGATCGTGGTCGACGAAGACGTCCACACCGATCTCTTTCATCTTCAGGAAGAAGAACACGTCCTCACCCATCCACTTTTTCCGATCCTCCAGCCACCTAAACCCGAACAGAGGCTGCAGGTCAGCCAGCTTTTCCCGGAACGCTCGGAGGTCCATCAGGCACAGGCCAAACCCCAGAGCCTCGACCCGCTCTATGCCCCGAGACTTGTTGGTCGTACGAACTCGATCTCCATAGATCTCTTTGATCGCCACGAAGCTGGGCGGCGCCGTGCGCGTCGAGTAGTTCGCTCCCACGATCGGCTGCTTACGACTCAGCAATCGAAGCAGTGAAGTTTTCGGGAACCGCATGTCCCCGTCGACCCATAGCACGTGCGAGAAGTTCCCGTTCACGGCCTCGGTCATCAGTTGCTCACGCGCCTCATGAATATAGGTGCTGGTCACCATCGTGATACCGAACTCGATGTCAACACCCGTCGCCGTGAACGCCATCGTACTGTGGATAGCCAGTTGCGTCAGGTCATACGCGAAGACCGAATCAACTTTATCGTGACAGGGCAGCGCGATCATAATCCGGAGCTTCGGTATGAACGCTAGATCCTCCCCGGCCGGCTTCGGAACATCCTGTTGTCGGGATCGTTTAACCATTTGTTCAGCGCCTCGGTATCGTGCATGAGTTCGGGATGCGCTTCCAGAATCACGTTCGGAATACGCGCGACGTGCGCCATCTCTCCCCATGGAGCGCGCTCGTCAGTGGAATTGAACTGCGCCTTCGTGAGGTCGGTCACGTCGGCGACCACCTGAGACTTCTCTATGTACACGTCCTCGGTCACTTCATCGAAATGAAACGTCTCCGTGATCTGAGTGACTGGATCGTAATCGCGCTTGGATACTAAGCCCATGAGTTCCTACCAGGGTGTGGGGATTTTGAACTCGATGCCCACGCCGGCCCCCAAGCCAGCGCAGAACTGCCCGGTCGTACAAATGCCCGCGATCGCGCCGACGTGCAACGTCGGAGCCCATCGCGAGCGTGGTTTCGGTCGGGCCTCAAGTACGACCACCAAAGAATCGTAGGCGGTGCGTAGAAAACTGTAGCTCTGAAGTAGCATGGTGGCCGCGTCCTTTTCTTCAAAGTACGCGACTCGCCACTGATCGCTCTCCACTACCAGATCATCGATTATAGAGTCCCGTTGTGCGACAACAGGACGACAGGTGTCGGGGACAGGAAGTAGAACCGTGTCCCGCACGACCCGG